CACGACGCCGGTCCCGTGATACTGGAACGACACGGCGCCGCCGCCGGTGAACTGCGTCGCGCCCGGCTTCATCTGCGCGATGATCTGGTCGATCACCAGCGCCTGGCCGGCCGCCGGCGCGGGCAGGATGCTGACCGCCGCGCCGTACATGGCCATGATCTGCGCGGCCGTGAGCGTGACCACGGCCTTCTGGATGAGCGAAGGGTCGGTGTCGGCCGCCTGTACCGGACCGAAGCCGAGCGGGTTCAGCCGCACCCGCACGGTGGCATCGCCGCTCGCGCCGCCCGGCGCAGCCACGCCGCTGGCCTGATCCAGGCACGCGAACCCGATTTCCTTGTTCGCCGCTCCGGCGGCCGTCAACGTATTCGCCGTGGCCAACTGCTGGCTGTTGTCCCAGTACACCTTGGCCCCCGAGACGAACGCGCTCGTGTCTTTGGCCAGGTCGAACACGCCCTCGACCACCAGCTCCGTCGAGTCGCCCAGGCTCTGGTTGTTGACCGACACGCCGAAGATGTTGCCCACCTGGCAGCCCTGGCCGCTGGTCAGGGCACAGGGCGCGGTCACCGTGAGTGTATTCCCTCTCTGAACGTAATTCTGCATTGGAATCTCTCCCTGTCGTTGTCCCGAGCGGCTCACGCCGCCCGGGTATGTTTTGTTTGGCTACCTCAGCCGCGCCCTACCCACCGGCGCTCTTCTGCAGGCCGCGGTAATCGATGGCCGCCGCGCCGAAGTCCATGCGCGCCTTGATTTCCACGCCGTCGATCTCGAAGCCCTGTTTGGTTTCGATGTACACGCCCTGCTGCCCTTCCAGGTAGCAGTACTCCACCGTGTCGACCTGCGCGGGATCGGCGATCAGGTACCACGCGGTAGCCCCACCGGTGGCCGCGTCCAGGCGCGGTTCCACCACCGGCACCAGGCTCCGCACCCACTCCGGCACCACGGCCGTGGCGGTGGCGGAAGCGATATTGATGGGGTACACCAACTGGAGCACATAGGTCTCCAGCGCCGTCGGCACGGCGATGAACCGCGGAACGATGTTCAGCGGAGTGCCCTGCGGCCCCTTTTGCAAGCGCAGGGCTTTGCGGCCCTGGCCCAACGCGACCAGCGGACCCGTGCCGGCGGGATTGCCGGCATTGACGGTGGGATCGATGCTGCTGCCCGAGCCCGTCAGCAGGTTGCCATGCCCGGCTGCAAACAGAGCCGTGGAGGTTTTGTCGCCCGCATAGATGGCCGCCGGATTCGAGGTGACGATGCCCCAGACGGTGTCCGATTCCAGGCGCGCCGCCGCCACGCCCAGCAGCGCCGGAACGCGCGTGAACGCCTGGAGGTCGTCGTTGATGATGACCTTGCGGGTGATCGCCACGATCTCCCCATAGGTGCCCAGCTTATAGCTGATGTTGTTGTCGGTGAGCTGCGCCCGGTGGTACTCGCCCTTCTCGTTGAGCGCCTGCAAGGCGGGCGCATCGGCGAGCATCACGCGGTTGATCGGCTTGAAGTCCTGCGCCGTCACCTGCCGGCAGAAGGGCTGGAAGGTGCGCGGGTAGGCCTCATAGCCCTGGCGCAAGGACTTGTTGGCGACATTGGCCAGGATCGCCGGGAAGTCGGAGGTCGATTCGGCCCCGCCGTCGAAGAACTCCACGGCGCGGGAGGGGGCCTTCAGCGCCATTTCCGCAATGCGCGTCACGTCCATGCCACGAGGGTTGATGCCCTTGAAGCTCAACCACTCCTTGGCCATGTCGATGAGCTTGAAGTTGCGATACTCTCGCGCCATGTCCTCGGCGCGCCGCTGGTGGTCGGGGCCGCAGCCGTCCAGATATTCCCCGACATAGTTGCCGTTGTGGTCCTGGCGGCGGCCCAGGAAAAACCGCCCGTCGGCGCGCAGCAACAGCGCCATCTGCATGCAGGCCAGGCGCTTCTCCATGTGATCCCCGCTGCCCGGACCGGTGTTCTGAATCACCACCTTCGGCCCGGGTTTGCCCGGCTCCTGAGGCAGTCCCCGCTGTCCCAGATCCGCCATCCGGTTCAACAACTCCTTGCGGGACTGATCGGCCGACAGACCCTTGGCGATGAACTCGCTGAGGACCTCGCCGTCGACGCCATTCCGCGTGGCGACCCCGCTGAGCGCCTGGATTTCGGTAATGCGCTCGCGTTCGGCCTGGACCGCCTCTTCCCGCGCCGCGGCCAGGGCCTGTTCGTTCACAACACGGGCATCCGCGCCCGTTTCCTGCGTGGTAGCTTCCGGCATTGCAGGTTTCTCCTTTATTGGGCTGATTGCCCGTAGTGCATCGATCACGCCAGAGTCCGGCGCGCCGAAAATCGTGACCTCTCCGGTCGGTTGCGCGCTCAAAAAGCAAGTGTTGAAGTCGGCGGGCACGGTGCAGGGAGAAATCTCGAACGGCTCCCAGTCCACGGCCTTAAACATGCCGATTTCCTTGTCGTTGAAGTAGGGCGGCTTACCCTCGGGCATCCCCTCGGTCTGCAGATCGGTCTTTTCGCGCTTGTACACGAAGGTCCCGAAGCTGAGATTCTGCAGGATGCCAGCGCTGGCTTTGCGGAACATCTCGGCCCCATCCGGATCGCCGAGATCGAACTGGACGGTGGCCATGCCTTTGTCGCCGTTCGGCCAGGCGCGGCGCACCACGCCCACCTGGGCCCGCGTGCCTACCTTCCCTGCGAGCAGCGACTTGAAATCGTCGCCGGTAAAGTGGGTGTCGAATACGGGGGCGCCATTGTTCAGCCGGTCGAAGCGGCAGCCCTGCATGTCCAGCTTGAGCATGTACGGCTCGCCGGTGGAGCGGTCGATGCGCGGCACGAAAGCCCCGCTGTACCAGACCACATCGATGGCGCCGTCCTTCGGGTTGGCCGTGCTGGGCAGGATCTGCGCGTCGGCGGAGAAGACCTCCGAGTTGGGAGCCGCCGGCGGCTGCGCGCCGGCATCCCTGTGCAAGTATTCGGTTTTGAGAAGCGGCATGGATGGCCCTTATCCCTTCGCGGCATTAACGGCGAGGTAGTCGTTTTCGCCCAGCTTTTTGAGCTGGTAGAGCTGCTGCTGCAGCCAGGCCACATGACCCTTGAATTTGTCGTCGCCCTCGCGGTGCCACTTCACCAGGTGCTGGTAGAAGTGAAAGTTCGACATGTCGCCGGCGTCGTAGCACTGCTTGCAGAGTTCGGTGAAGCGGGCGATGGCGGCCTGCTCCGCCACAAAGGCATCGTTCAAGATGTCGCCGACGTTGTCGTGGGTCGCGGCGGGCTTGGGCTCAATCGTGGGCGCGCCCTCCAGGAACAGCAGGCGGCTCACCAAGGACTTCATGTGGTCCTCGCACTGCTCCTTGAGCTGCTTGAGGCCATCGGCCAGATCCAGGCCCAGGCGCTCTACATCGCGCTGGTCGAGAAGATACTGGAGCATCAGCGATGCTTCGATGGCGATGGATTCCTGCAGCCCGGCCATGACGGGCGGCGTTCCCTTCATCAAACGGTTCTCCCTGTGCTGTGCGTTGTCAGCCCCGATAGAGGCGGGTCGTAGATTCCCAACTGAAGGTGCGCGAGATGCCGGCGACGAGCAGATCCTTCACCATGCCGAGATCCTGTTCCGAGAGCGCCGTGAAGCCCTGTCCCTTGGACGGGCCGGGGGCGGCCTTGCTGCTCGGCGTACGCTCCTCGGTTCCCGCCGGCTGCTCCTGGCCGCGCAAGGTGGTGTTGCGCGGGTCCGAATCGAGGATGATTTCGAACTTGTCCAGCAGGCGGTTGAACAGGGCAATCTGTTCCAGTTGGGTGGTGGGATCGTAGCCGTTCTCTAGAACTGCTTCGAACCAGGTCTTCCGGCCCATGCGGACGTCCTTCAGAACCGCCTCGGCGTCTTTCACCGGATCGACCGATTCGAATCGCGGCGCAGTCCACTGTACACTGCGCAGATTGATCTTTGGGTCGTTGGCGGCGCTCTGCGGGATCTTGCCCAGCAAGATCAGCGTGTCGATGAATCGCCGCCACACCGGCATCGCAAACAACGGAATCAGGGTCAGCCAGCGGTACGCTTCCACCGTGTTGCGGAAGCCCAGCATACCGCCCCGCCAGGAGGAGTAATTCACCTGCGACATGTCGCCGGTGCCGAGTTCGTAGGGCAGTCCAATGCCGGCCATGATGCCCTGCAACTCGGTCATCTTATACTCGCGATACCCGCCAGCCGCCGGAGGATTGTTGAACTTGATCTCCTGACCGGGCTTCAAATACTCCACCATCCCCGGCTGGAAACTCTCCACCGGGAGGCCGCTCGAGGGATCGGTCCCGGCGAGGCCCAGCGGATCGCCTTCGACTCCTTCCGGTTGCTGCACAAACGCGGTAACGCAGGCCTCGACTTTTTTGCGGACGCGCTCGGCATCGCAGTAGTCGTCCAGATCCCGGAGCGCCATCATCACCGGGGCCAGCCATGGCACGCCGCGGACCTGGCCGGGCCGGAGCACGCGATAGACGTGCAGGATCTGATCGGCTAGCACCGGCTGGCTCACGATCCCGCCGCGCGGATTGAGGATCAGCACGCCGCCCGGGTGATAACTGAACAGCCAGTAGGCGACGCGGCGGCCCATTTCGTCGAACTGCACGCCCTCCATGACGTGGCCGTTGACCAGCCCCATGGTGCGGGCCTGGTCGAGAAAGTCGGCTTCGAGCATTTGAAGTTGAAGCGGAACACGCAGGCCGGCGTCGGCAGGACGCGGCCGGAAGCGCGCAATCGCTTCTCCCGATTCCGCCATCGTGCGGACGGTCAGCGTCTGCATGCCGTAGAAGTCCAGGCGCTGGGGCGTATCGCAGGCGTCGGCGAAGAACGGCCACTCGGAATCGATGACCTTGTCGATGCCGGTATTGCCGGTCTTGGCCTTGGGCACGATCCCTGTTCCGACCACGTTGCCAGCGAGTTCCTCCACCGCGCGCGCCGCATAAGGATTGTTGCGAACGAGATCGCGGCTGCGGTTGCGCAGCCAGATGAGCGACCCCATCAACTCGACGTTGGCGTCGCTCGAGGCAGCGTACCAGCCGTAGGCGCGGCGGCCGGCGGTGGCGCCGTCGTAGCGGAACCGTTCGGCGTGGCGCCGCCGGAAGCCCTCGATCAGTTCGCCCACCGTGCGCTGCACGGCATAGCGGCCCGTGGATGAGGATCGCGCGTTCCAGTCCCGCCTGAGCAGCGGGAAGGCTGGACGCGGCGCCAGATCAGTAGTCATCGAATCGTTTCAGCTTGAAACCCGGCTCCAGAACCATGAAGTCCAGGCCGTACTTTTCCCGCATCTCCCCGAGCATCGTTTGCAGGGAGTTATAGGTGTCGGGATGGATTTCAAAATCGGCCTCGATGACGTAGAGCTTCGAGGTCGGGAGGATGGATCGCGGCCGCGGCTCCTGGGCCAGATCGAACAGGCTCTGGGGTCCAGCGCCGCGCCAGGAATCGCGCAGGAACCGGAGTACCCAGCGAGCGGCCCTCATTGCGGCTCCCACCGGCCACCGAAATACTCCGCATGCAGTCGTTCGGCGGAAGGCAAATGCAGTTCCCGAGTAATCGCGTTCATCGCCGTGTCACTGAAAACGTATCGCGAGCCTTCTGGGTCATCCACGGCCGCACCCTGTCGTGGCGCGCCCTCCAGCGTCTCGATGACATCGGTGACGCTCACGGCTTCATCCTCTCCACGACCACCGCCGTGACCACCGTCACTGCGGCCACCCAGAGAAGGCCGATTATGGCCAGAGCGCCGGCGATCCAGGAGCGCCATCGCTCCAACCGGGCGATCCGCGCCGCATGTTCCGCGCAGCGGCCTGGCTGACCGTTTCCCAACAGCGTCTTCTCCAGGCGCTCCACGACGGCCCGCATCGCAGTCATCTCCGCGGCCAAGTTCTCGCAATGCTCGCAACCCATCATTCCTCACCACCTGTCGTAGAGCGTCGGCCCTGTGGGGCCATCGCCACGTTTGTGCTGGGCGAACCGGACGCGGCTCCCGGCGCCGCCGGTGGCCTTACGCAACTCCTCTTCAGTCGCCGCGATGGCCTTCAGCAGCTCGTCCATGTCCCGGTACTGGACCCGGCGCCCATCTGGAAACTGCACCAGTTTCTCCGGCCGCGCCTTGACCGCGTTCAGCGTATCGAGGTCCGCTTGGATCTGGTCTACCGCGCGGGCCATTGCGACGCCTTTCCCGCTTTCGCCTGGGCCCGCTCGCGTTTATCGCTGCCCTTGTCCACGGTTCCCGCTCCTATACTGGCCGGCCACCACCTGCCTTTGAAAACACGCCCCATGAAGGTCCACAAAATCTGCTAATTCCACTTGCCTGTTCCGCCGGGTTGAGGGATGAATCGTCATGCAGGAGACAGGCAGACGCCATGAAGAAGCGCGAGATCGAAATCGGAAACACCTACATCGCCAAAGTCAGCGGCGTGCTGGCCAAGGTGCGGATCGCGCGCGAGTCGCCCCACGGCGGCTGGCAAGCAATCAACCTGGCGACCGGACGCGAGGTTCGCATCCGGTCGGCGGCCCGCCTGCGCCGCCCCGCGCCGCAGCAATAGAGAGGACATTATGAGGCTATTCGCAATCGACAACGACAATACCATCACCGCCTTCCCGGCCGCCGAGCAGATTCCGGCAGGCCAGGAACAATTCGCCGGCGAGAAGGAACTGGCCAAACTCGCCGCCAACTGGCCCAGCGACCGCCTGGCGCAAGTTTGGAACAGCTTCGCCGGAGTCGCCGGATTCGGCGCGGACCTGAAGCCGGTCAAGAAGTTCACAGACCGCAAGACGGCGGTGGCCCGCATCTGGAAGGCTATCCAAAAGCTGGACAGCGCCACGCCGGAGGCGGCCGCCCCCGCGCCCAAAACGGCCAAGGGTGCGCCGGAAAAGGCCAGGGCGGCCAAGGGTGCCCGGACCACGGACGGCGCGCGCGAGGCGCGCGAAGGCAGCAAGAAGGCCATCGTGCTGGACCTGCTGCGCCGCCAGGACGGCGCGACTCTGGCCGAGATCGCCGAAGCGACGGCCTGGCAATGCCACAGCATTAGGGGCTTCATCAGTGGAACCGTCGCTAAGAAGTTGGGCCTTAAGGTCGAGAGCATCAAGAATGAGGCCAACGGGCGCACTTATCGAATCGCTAACTGAGGCACGCCAGCCTCCTGCCGCCGCCTGGAAACGGGCGGCGGTTCTGCTTCATGCCGCCTCTTTGCCAACTCCGCCCGTCAGGTCATCAAACGTGCGGCCGGACTCCGCATGCCGCGCCTGCCCGCCAGTCCAGGACTGCCAACGGCGAACAATCACATCACAGTACTTCGGCTCCAACTCGATCAGCCGCGCCTGGCGGCCCGTCTTCTCGCAGGCGATCAGCGTTGTGCCGGACCCGCCGAACGGATCGAATACCGTGTCGCGGCTCTTGCTGGAGTTGCGCAGCGCCCGCTCCACTAGCTCAACGGGCTTCATCGTTGGATGGAGGTCGTTCTTGACCGGCTTCTTGATGAACCACACATCGCCCTGATCGCGGGCGCCGCACCAGAAATGATCCGTGCCTTCCTTCCAGCCGTACAGGATCGGTTCATACTGCCGCTGATAATCCGCCCGCCCCATGGTGAACGCGTTCTTCGCCCACACGATGAACGTCGACCAGTGACCGCCCGCCTCGGTGAAAACGCGGTAGAGGGTGTGCAACTCCGACGAGGACATGCAGATGTAGAGCGCGCCCTTCGTCACCGCCAATAGATTGGCGCACGCATCGTGCAGGAACTGCTCGAAATCATCGCCCAGGTTGTCGTTCTTGATCGACCGGGCCTTGCCTCGGAGCTTGTCCTTCATCGTTGCGCCGTAATTCACGTTATAGGGCGGATCGAGGAAGGCCATATCAGCCAGGCTGCCAGCCATCACTTTCTCCAGGTCGCCCATTACGGTGGCATCGCCGCACAGAAGCCGGTGCGCGCCCAGCAGCCACACGTCGCCGGGAACTGTGACGACTTTCTCCTGCGGCTCCGGAGCGGCATCCTCGTCGGTCAGCCCATCGGGCGTCTCCTCCGGATCGGCAAGCAGGACATCCAGCTCCTCATCGGTGAACCCCACGACATCGAGGTTAAACTTGTCGTCCTTCAGCGACTCCAGTTCGACCCGGAGCATCTCCTCGTCCCACCCGGCATTGAGCGCCAGCTTGTTGTCGGCCAGGACAAGCGCACGCCGCTGCGTCTCGTTCAAGTGGTCCAGGACGATGACGGGGACTTCGCTCATCCCCAGTTTCCGAGCGGCCAGCAGGCGCGCGTGCCCCGCAATGATCACCCCGTCCGCGCCGACGAGAATTGGATTCGTCCACCCGAACTCGACGATGC